ATTTAAACCAGAAGATAATAAATTATTTGAAATATTGAAAAGTGTTTCTTATCATGGTGATTGCGATAGTTATGATCCAATTAGTGCTTATAAATGGATACAAGAAAACTATGTATCAAAGTATAAAGTAAGAGGGTTAAAGATGGAAAAAGAAAAAATACATTTGTTTGGAGAGGAATATAGAGAATCAAATTTACTTATTTCTACTAGCAATGACGTTATAAATAAGTTTATTAATTTAATAGATAAAATAATAAAATGAAAGAATATTTAATTAAATGGAAATTTAATAGATGGTTTCAACCAATTAGAACTGATATTCACCAAGGTGAAGATGCTCAGTCAACGTGGCAAGAATTTAAAAGAAATATCGAACAAAATGTCGTTGATGGTAATGATAATCCAGTTTCTCCTATTATAATTTCAATAGAACAAATATGAAACTCTATAACTTCTTCTGTATTCTATTAGGTGGAATATTTTGGATAGGACTAATAAGTGTATTAGCGCAAACATTAAATTAAATGTTATATCAGTGTTCTAGATGTAAAAAGAAAGTTAGTAATGGAAATATTAAATTATGTATAAAATGTGAGTGTTTAAGAAGAAGAAAAGAAAATATATTAAATAAGAAAATTAAGCAATTAGATTTACAAGGTAATGAATTAACTATTTGGGATAGTATTGCAGAAGCATCAAGATGTTTATTTATAAGATCAGATATGATTAGTAGAGTTCTAATAGGGAAAAGAAAATCAACTCATAAATTTATATTTAAATATGTTTGATATAATAAAGTATGCCAAATTGTCCACATTGTAAACAAGAAATAAATGATTGGTATTGGATTAGATTTGAAGGTGTAGGTGCATGGAAAGATAATGAAAGACAAAAGTATTACGCTTGTCCTAAATGTAATAAAAGATTTGATGGGTCAGAAATACCGGAAATAAAAGAAGTAGAAGGACAAAAAGGCCCAAGTGTAAGAATACAAGAACCAAATGGAATGAGAAGTTATTAATCAGTTGTGGTAAAATACTGCTAATGAAAGGAGTAAAACCACGTATTAAAAAAGTATTTGAGAAGACATTGGAAAACGGTGGAAATATTACAAAAGCTATGCGTGATATGAAATATTCAGAAGCTACCATTAATAATCCAAAGAATATAACTAAAACAAAATCATGGGAAAAGTTATTAGAAGACATACCAGATACTAAATTAGTTGAAGTTTTGAATCAAGGATTAGAAGCAACAATGGTTAAGACTTCTTTTACTGAGCCAGATAAAAAATTACCTGATTATTCTATTAGACATAAATATTTAGAAACTGGATTAAAACTTAAAGGAAAATTAATAGATAAGGTAGATCATACAACTAAAGGTAAAGAAATAAAACAAATCTTAGTTAAGTTCATAGACAAACCTGATGAACCAACAAGTAATTAATATCCCTATTGAATATAAGAAATTATTTGGCTCAGATTGGAGAGAAGCTGCTATCTATGGAGGTAGGTATTCTTTAAAATCTCACTCAGTAGCTAGATTCTTACTTATAAGAGCTAGAGAGAAGAAAACAAGAATTGGATGTTTTAGAGAATTTCAAAATTCAATCGCTGAAAGTTCATATCAGTTACTTGCTGATTTAATTAAACAATATGAACTAAATGATTTTGTTTTAACTAATAACTCAATAATTAACAGTATAAATGGATCTGACTTTTTGTTTAAAGGTCTATGGAATAATGAACAAAGTATTAAATCTATTGAGGGTATAGACATAGCTTGGATAGAAGAAGCACAAACAGTTAGTGAAAAGAGTTTAGAAGTATTGACTCCAACAATTCGTAAAGATGGTTCTCAGATAGTTTATACATACAACCGTTTACTTGAAGAAGATCCAGTTCATAAAAGATTAGTGTTGGAAGGACGACCAAATACTTTAATCATTAATGTCAATTATGATATTGCTTTGAAATATGGGATGATGCCAGAAGTAATCAGACTTGAGATGGAAGATGACAAAGAAAAACGTCCATCTTTATATAAACACAAATGGTTAGGTGAACCTTACAATCAAGAAAGAAAGATTTACAGAGACTGGAATATTATTGATGATATACCTCACGAGGCTAGATTAGAGAGAACTGGAATGGACTTTGGGTATTCTAATGATCCAACAGCAATAGTGGATATTTATAAACATAATGGCGGTTTTATCTTAGATGAGTTGTGTTATCAAAAAGGATTAAGTAATAAACAAATATCAGACATATTACTCAATAAAGAAAGAAAAACTTTAACTATAGCTGATAGTGCTGAACCTAAGAGTATTGATGAAATATCTATGTATGGAGTAAGTATTCTACCAAGTAAGAAAGGACAGGGAAGTGTATTACAAGGTATTCAGTATGTTCAAGACCAAAGAATCAGTGTTACTAGAAGAAGTATCAATATTATCAAAGAATATAACAATTTTATGTGGAAGATAGATAAAGATGGAAAAATTATAAATGAACCTGAACATACTTATAAACACGGTATGGATGCAATATCTTATGGATTAAATGATCTTAAACCAAATGATGACCAATTAGGACAGTTACCAGATGATACACAGATGTTTCAAGAAGGAGGGTGGTATTGATGGAACAGATAAATCTTAATCCATTAAACAAACAGGCTCATTTAGATATTGAGAGAGAGATAGTAAAAAGGCGTAACGGAGTCTTTACCATGAGTATAAGAGTTAATGGTAAGCAAATAGTTGATATAATATTTAGAGAAATATGGAAAACAATTTAGCTTTTCATGCAATAGTAGAGAGGGAGATAAACCAATTAGAATTTGGTCAAATAGATGTCACTGTTATTATTAAAGATGGACAGGTAGTACTACCTACTATAAACATACTTAAATCAAAGAGAATTAAGTACAAAGATGGTACTAGAACTAGCAAAGAATAAGTCTATGTGCTAAAATAATAACAAGGCAATACAACATTCGTATTGTGAGCCGTCCAGAATTAATGGGCGGTTTTTTTTGTTTAAAAATATGGAAGAAACTAAAAATGTAATTCTTACAAGAAAACAAGCAGCAGAAAACTGGTTAAAGACAAAGGAAGATAAATGGACAGAATACGAGAAACTATTTCATAATGAACTATATGACTCTGTAAGCCAATCCACTAAGTCTCAAGTCTTTGATCCTAAATTATCTACTATGGTATTAGAGAGAGAGGCTAGAGTAATGGCGCAACTCCCTACAGGTAAGATAAGAGCTATAAGTAAAAACGATAGATTTGGTGAGAAATTAATGAACCTCACCCTCGATAAATATGTTAATCCTAACGCTAACTCTCAATTTGATTTATTAACTAAGTTTAGATTGGTAGATAGATACTCAAACATATACGGAAACTTCTTTGCTTTTGTAGATTGGGTAGTTAATGATAATGGTTATGTCGGCCCAGATTTACATCTATTAAATATTCGTGATGTATTCCCTCAAGTTGGTGCTGTGAGTATAGAAGATAGTGATTACATTATTGTTCGTACTTGGCAACCATTAAGTTACTTTGAAAGTCTTAAAAAGAATAAAGAGTTTAAGAATATATCCGAAGTCATAACTGCTTTAAAAAATAAATCAGTAGTTAAACAGAACAAAGATAAAGATTCTAGAGAAGAAGATGAGTTCCCTAGCGACCAAGGGGTAAAAGATAAAGGATATTTTGAAGTCTTATCAATGTACGAGAAAGATAAATGGACTGATTATGTAACTGATGCTGATTTAAACATCAGAGAAATGGATAATCCACACGATAATGGTGAATTACCAGTAGTTTGTAAGTATTCTATCCCTCTATTAACTGATTTCTTTGGTATGGGAGACTTTGAAAGAGGTAAGAGTATGCAATATACCCTTAATTCTCTTTGGAATCTCTATTTAGATGGTGTAAAGGTGTCTATATTTCCTCCAACCTTAATTAACAAAGACTATATAGCTGACCTTAGTTCTATTAAATGGAGTGCAGCTGCTAAATGGTTAGTAAAAGGTACTAATGGCACTACTCAAGCCGCTCAGACACTTAATTTAAGTCCTTCTGGTCAACAAACATTCAATAATGTATACCAAATAGTTACTTCAAGTATGTTAAATATGATGGGTACTACTGATACTACAATATCAGCACAAGTAGATCCGGGAATGGGTAAAACACCTGAAGCTCTAAAACAGCAAGGTGCTAGAGAGAGTGCTAGAGATAATGTTGATCGTTTCTATATGGAGAGATTCTTAACTCAAGTTAATAAGAAATTTGTCAATTTATTATCTAAAAAGTTATCTAACAGTGTAGCTATCAGAATGTTCCCAGATGAGATTGAACAACTTATTAAACAATATCCTGATTCTAAAGGTATGTATGATGAAAAGTCCGGTAAATTAACAATCGGTAAAAAGAGTGTTGGAAATGTTTTATATGATTATGAGATTGTCTCCGGTTCAACTTATGCACTAGACCAAAAAGAACAACAGGCTAGTCTATTAATGTTGTTAGAGATGTTTACTAAGAACCCTGCTTTAAATGAAGAAATGGCTAAAGAAGGTAAAGTAATCCATATAAGTGAATTGGTAGATCGTATAGTTACTAACTCTGGTATCAATGATCCTGAAAAGATAGTCGGTGAAGTAGCAGATGATCCAGAAGCACTTATGGCAAAACAAATGGATCAATTTAGTCAAGTTATAAATGGACAAAATATGAATGCTGTACCAGCTCAACCTCAAATGGGTGGACAACAAATACAACCACAAGGTCAATCTCAATTACCAGTTCAACAAGGACAAATGTAATGGAAGCTATTAAACCAACATTCTTTAATGACTTTGCTTCATTAGAAGTAATGAAAGAAAAAGATATCAAAGAAATAGATCCTGATGCTGAATCATTACGTTTTCTTAAAGATAGTAGAGGTTGGGAGATAGTACGAGATTTAATAGACCGTACATCTACAGAATTAGACCAAATGTTATTAATTAAAATGGGTGACGGTAGTCAGTTGACTGAGATAGGTCAGTTAGCTATAACTAACCAACTTATAAAAGATGTCCTCAATAGAATCAAATCAAGAGTCGAAGACACTCCTGACAGATGAGGAAGTCTTGCACTTTAAAAAAGAAGAAACGCCATACGACTTCTCTAATCCAGAGTATGTCTTTACTCCAAAAGGACAACATAACTGGAGACAAGAAGGTCCATATGTAGTGTGTCGTTCTTGTGAAATAGAACACGCAATCTTTATAGGTATGGAAAAAATGATGATAGGTATAGACGAAGAAGGTCGTCCTATCTTGAAGTCTAGGTGATTGAGACAAGGTAATAACTTTGTCTGAGTCAATTAGGCTCACAGGTCTCACATTCCTGACAATTAAGGTGTGTAATTATATGGATGATTTAACCAAACAGGTGTTAAACGAAGTGGCTGAAACAGAAACAGTCCAAACAGAATCACCAACTGTTGAAGAAAACGATGTAGAAGTTCAAACAGAAGAAACGCCGGCCAGCGAATCAGAAGTTGAGGAGACTACAGAGCAACCAGCTGAAGAGGTCGATCAACCTCCTAAGAAAGGTGCTGAATCCAGAATCAGAGAGTTAAACTCTCAAGTTAAGCAAGAGAGGCTTGAAAAGGAATCTCTAGCTCGTAAAGTTCGAGAACTTACAGGTTCAGTAGAACCTCAAGGATTTGTACCAAATAATAATGGTTACAATCCTAACCAACCTCTGGTAGCTCCAGGAGAAGAGGTAACACAAGAAGAACTCCAAGCCCGAGTGGCGAAGAGAGACCAATGGTTACTTCAACAAGCCGACAATATGGCTCGTTTCCGTGAAGCTCAAAGAGATACATATAACCGAATTAACAACGAGTCTATAGAAACCGAGAAAGCTTACCCACAGCTTAATCCTGATTCTGAACAATACGATAGTGAACTAAGTAACAGCATAGCTGAAGCTAGTTTAGCCTTCGTAAAGACCAACCCAACAGGGTCTTTGAAAAAGTTCGTAGATGGGCTAATGAAACCTTACCAAAGGTCGTTAGATAAATCTGTTGCTTCTCAACAGACTGAAATAGCTAGGCAGGCTTCCCAATCTGCTATGCGACCTAATCAAGTGCCGTCTAATACTGATAAAAAGGTAGAAGATATGGACTTAAAGGAATTAGAGAAGAAATTGGGAGTTGTTTATTAATTAAGTTTAAAAAAATATGGCTACTATTACAACTTCGACACTTTCAAACGAAGTCAAAACATATTACGATAAAGTTTTCTTAAAGAGAGCTGAGTACGAATTGGTTTGTAAAGAAGGTGCTCAAATGCGTACTCATAGTCAGAATGAAGGTAAAACGATCTGGTTTAACCGATACACTCCAATGTCCAGCACCCCTGCTGATTGTGCATTGAGTGAAGGTGAATCTCCAGCAGTTTGTTCAATCACTGCTGCTAACGTTTCTGCCGTCCTTGCTGAATATGGTGCTACTGTTAAAATTTCAAAGTTCTTGACTCTCACTTCTATTGATAAAAACAATGCCGAGAAAATCGCTGTTGTTGGTCAACACATGGGTGAAGTTATGAATGAGATTGTTAGAAACGAATTAGATAACTCTACTGTTCGATATGGAAATGGATCAACTATTTCAACTGTCGCTACTTCTGATACCTTAACTGGTGCAGAATTACGCCGAGTAGTCCAACTACTTGAAGTTGCTAAAGCTCCTACCTATGAAGACAATACCTATATCGGTAAGTTCGCTCCACAAACCAAGACTTCTCTCATCTTGGATAGCACTTGGTTAAATGCCAAGACCTATTCTGATGTTAGAAAACTCTATACTGGTGAAATGGGTGAATTGTTCCAAGTTCGTTGTCTTTTAAATAAGAATCCAAAATCTGCTACTGGAACAGGTACTACTGCTAGTGCTGTAACTGTGTATCACAATTACATTCACGGTGCTGAAGCCTTTGGCTGTTTTGATCTTGAAGGTGATAAACCTAGCTTAGACATTGTTACTAACAAAGTGGATTCAGGCAATCCAGCTGGACGATTCAGTCTTGCTTCTTGGTCTGGTTCATACGTTGCTAAGATGTTGAATTCTGCTTGGTCTTACGTCTTAAAGACTCCTGGTGCTAACTAATTAGTATTTTTCAGGGGGGAGATAACATCAAACCCCTGATAAAGGGAATATATAAATTAAAAATTAAAACTATGAAATTAAATTTTACAAAAAGTCAAATTACTGCTATTAAAGATTCTCCAAAAGGTCAAGTTCCTAAATTTATGGCTGGTGTTTATAATACTAAACAAGTAGCTTCTGTTGGTGGTAAAGTAGGAAAAGTCGGCGGAACTATTGGATATGACAAAACTAAAAAGAAACTCTTTGGTTCATATAATGTAAATGGCAAAGTTAAAAAATCATTTGGGCCACAGGAATAATGTTAGATAAAGGTAGAATAGAAGATATAAATTTATTAAAGAAGGCTTGGTTAGTAGCCAAGACTAAACAAGAGCGAGATCTCTTAGATGAGACTGCTTATAAGATACTTAACGAACCACAATGGATTCGTTCTGCTAGAGAATCGTTAATAGACCAAAAAAGAAGAGGAAACTCTGAAAATATGAAAGATATAAGAAGTGAAATGAAAAAATGGGAATCAAAAAGGAGGGGCTTCTAATGTCAGAATTTAGAGCGGCTCAAGCTCCTACACCATCATTTGAATCGCCTAAAGCCCCTGAGGTTAAGGTTAGTGGTGATAGTAATATTGAAGTTCCATTCTTAGATTATAAAAGTGAACATAAAAAACCATTTTGTGCTGACTTCTTTGAACTAGGAGATATGAGTAATGAAAGTGTTTATGATGACGATATAGGAGAAATAGAAGGATATTTAAAAGAACAAATAGAGTCCGGTAAAATGGATAACTCTACTCAAAGTGCTAAAGATAAATTAAAAGCTATGGAAAAGTTAGTTGGTTATGACAAGACAGAAAGAACAGTAGTTAAAATGGCTAAACTATCAGCTTATGTTAAATTTTTAAGAGACATAGATAATATAGAGTCTCACTCAACTAAATATGGCAGATAGAAACCAAGGATATAATCCAACCAAAGAACAACAGCAAGATATGGATAATCTATCTTTTGATAGAAAGTTTAAAGTCAATGCTATTGAAATACTCTCGGAGAGTGAAGATGAATTATCTATTGTTAGAAATAAACCAATTGCTACTTCTGATAATCAAACCAATGGTGAACAAAAAACTAAAATAATGGACTCTTGGGGTGATGAAATAGGTGCGACTATGATTGACGAGATGATGGTATCTGAAAAGAATCGTGTTTCTGGTGGGGTATTTAATGGTACTATTCCTGACACTAATTTTTATACAACTGTTTTAAACGCTAATGGGACGGCAACTATCTCAAATAGTGTTTTAGATTGTGCAGTTACTACTGACGCTAATTCAAGTTCAATGGTTTATACAAATACAGTCGGAAGATATATTGGTGGGAATATGAATCATTTAAGAGGAATATTTAGAGTTGGAGATACTGGAGTGGTTAATAATACTCGTCAAATTGGTTGTACTGCTTTGGCAGATCTTGCCGATTCTTTTTACTTTCAATTGTCAGGTACTACTTTTTCAGTAGTTGCTAATACTACTGGACTTGCTCAAATCAAGATAGACAATGGTTCATTTAATGGAGATCAACCATCATATACAATGACTGATACTTTTCATACTTGGGAAATACTATTCACTAATAAACGAATTCAGTTTTTTATAGATAAATTTCTAGTTCATACTTTTACTCAAACTACTTCTGTAATTTGTGGTACTCGTCATCTAAGACCTTTTATCCGCAATATTAACACAGGTGTTGGTAGTGTAGCTCATCTTTATACTCAAGTATTAAGTATGTTAACTTGGGGTGAAACTCACACACAATCTAAATCTTATTACCACGAAGGTCAAACAGCAGGGATATTACTTAAAGTAGGTATAGGTTCAGTTCATAGTATTGTAATTTCTGGAGTAACAAACACAGCTAATGTAGATATTTATGATGGATTAAATGCAACTGGTACTAAAATATGGTCTAGCGGTTCAATGTCAAATCAGACAGTTCCTTTAACTATTACATTTAATACAGGTGAACAATTTACTACCGGACTTTATTTAGTTAAAAATGGTGCTAATTGTAATACAAAATTATTTTATGAGTAGAGAAATGTTATAATAAACTATTAAGGTAATTTAACCCGTCTGTTATGACGGGTATTTTTATATATGGCCAATGCAAAACGTGATGAAAACCGTGTAACTTCGTTACTAGGTGTATCAAAAATAGATAATACTTCAGTTGTAGATATAAAAGGAAATCCATCAACTGGTGCTTTATTGGTTGAAGGAGATGTAACAACAGTCAATACTCTTATTACAGACCCTTTTGACTATATTGGAGCAACTTATCCTGATACTTCTACTGAAGTTTATACCTATAAAATAGGCGGTGCTTCGGGTACTGTAGTTGGGGTTGTTACGGTTGTATATAGTGATGCTGGAACTAAAGCTATTATAAGTTCAGTTACTAAAAGCTAGTATGCCTCTGAAATTTAACCCTATTACCTCACAGTTAGATTTAGTAAATACATCTACTGGTGCCATTGGGCCACAAGGCGTACAGGGAAACCAAGGGTTTCAGGGTTCACAAGGATCGCAAGGTAACCAGGGAACGCAAGGTGTACAGGGAATACAGGGAGTACAAGGCAACCAAGGTAATCAAGGCTCACAGGGAAATCAAGGGTATCAAGGTAATCAAGGTTCAATGGCTTCTTTATCTGTTACTACTAAAGGTGATATACAAACTTATTCTACAACTCCTGCTAGATTACCAGTGGGAACAGATGGACAAATATTAGAATCAAGAGCAAGTGAAACTACAGGACTTAAATGGATTACTAATACAGTCCCAGTAAAAGCCACTGCCTTAGAAAATGTAACTGGAACAGATGATGCTAAATTTTTAACTGCTTTATCCAATGTACCAGCGTTTCAAAAATCTTTAAGTGCTAACTGTATTATTAATGGTGGCTTTACTGTTAATCAAAGAGTTTATGTTTCTGCTGCTACTTTATCCGCAGGTGCTTATGGACACGATAGATGGAAAGCAGGTGGCAGTGGTGGAGATTATTCTTTTACTCAACTTCCTCAATCAACTCAAATTACTATTGCTTCAGGAAAGTCTTTAATTCAAGTTATTGAAGATAAAAATGTTATAGGTGGAACTTATACTTTAAGTTGGACAGGAACAGCTCAAGCTAGGTTCGGTATTGATAGTGATACTCCAAGTGGTGCTTATGCTGCTAGTCCTATTACAATCACTACTCAGACAGCAGGAACAGTTATGTCAGTAGAATTTAACACTGGAACTTTAAGTAATGTAGTTTTAAATTCTGGTTCAACAGCCTTAACTTTTATGCCTAAGAGTTTTGAAGAAGAATTAAGAGCTTGTCAGAGGTATTATGAAAAGTCTTATGAATATACTGTCGTTCCTGGAACAGCAGTTAGTGAAAGTACTGGACAAATTTTTCAACAAGGTCATTCATCTGGTATGGGAACTGTTACTTATTTCTTTAAAGTACCTAAACGAATTGCAACTACACCAACTATATATGACAAGGCTGGAACTGCTGGTAAATGTTCTTTTTATGATGGAGATTATCGTGTTAATGGAACAATCACTTTTAATACTGCAGGTATTAATTATGGATTTTTAATGAATTTAACTGCCAATGCTACTCAAACATTATTTTCTTGGGTAGTAAGTGCTGAATTATAATTATTTATAAAAAATGTGGTGATAAAAAGAAATAAAAAATAGCACTCATTGATTACTTAGTATGTTATAATACATATATGCCAAAAAAAATGGAAATGGCTTTATTAAAAGAAGCCAAAAAGAAAGGATTATCAAAAAAAAGAACTGGTGCTTATGTATTCGGAACTATGAATAAACTTGGATACATGAAAGGTAATAAAAAAACTAATAAGAAATAACTGATATAATACGGTTATGAAAGTTGGTTGTGGAATTACCACATTTAACCGTTGTGATTATTTTAAACAGTCTTTTAACTCCGCAATAGACAAATTAAAGAATGTAGTAGATGTTTGGTGTGTATATGAAGATCATAGTACTAAAGATGCCAAAGAATATAATGAGTTTTTTAAAGAGATAGATACTAAATACCCTTTTGTTAAAATCTTTCGTCCTGAGTCAAATGGTGGTGTAGCAAAGGCTAAAAATACACTCTTAAAATATATGATGAGTGAAGATTGTGATTATCTTTTTACCCAAGAAGATGATATTATAATTAAAGACGAGAAAGCAGTTACTGGATATATAGAAGCAACTAAACAATCAGGATTTTCTCATTTATGTTTTGCTTATCATGGACCAATGAATCAAGGTGGTCCACTATATTCAGATCAATGGTTAGAGTATCACGGAGCTTGTATAGGTGCTTGGTGTTTATATACAAAAGAGATAATAGAGAAAGTAGGTTATTTTGATGAAAACTTTAAGAATGCGTGGGAACACGTCGAAATGACTAAAAGAATTGGAGATGAAGGATTTTGTCCACCATTTGGATTATTTATTGATGCCACAGGTTCTAAAGATTGGTTAGAGGAAATACCAGGTAGTATAGACAACTCAGCAATTCGTCCCCTTAATGACTGGAAAGATAATATAGATAAAGGTTTAGAATATTGGAAATCCAAAGATGGAGTTGGTTTACCTAAGTTATGATAGATATAATTGTACCAACATTTAAACGTATTGCTAATATACAGAAGTGTTTTGATAATATATCCCAGTTTAAAGAATGTAGTCCATTATTCGTAGTTCACGAATCTGATATAGACTCTTTAAATGAAATTAAAAGACTTAATGCAAGATACACCATAGACAAACAACCACCAAGTGGAGTAAATGCTTCTAATGCTGGATATTGGGCTGTTGAAACTCCATGGTTTGTATTGAGTCAAGACGATATAATCTTTCACCCTAACTGGTTAGAGAATGCTCAAAAACATATTACTAAAGGAATTAAAGTAGTCGGTCTATATGATGGTTATCCTTACCATATTAATTCTCAACATTCAGTCGCTTGGTTAATTAATCGTAATTATGTAAAAGAAAATTCACTATCAATAGGACATAAAAATGTTCTATTTAATCCTGATTATAAAAAGAATTATGCTGATAATGAATTAAATGATACGGCTAAGTTTAGATGTGTTTGGTCTTATGCTTCCAATTCACTTGCTGAACACTTACACCCAGGATTTAATAAATCTCCAATGGACTCTACTTACCAAATGAATGAAAACTTTTTAGGTGGAGATAGAGAATTATATAATTCAAGAATACATTTATGGACAAAATATTAATTTCCGGTCATCAAGGTTTCATGGGATCTCATCTAAAAGATAAACTTGAATCTTTAGGATATGTAACATTTGGTTTAGATAAGAAAAATTATTCATCTACTTCAGAATGGTGTAATTTAGAAAAATTAATTGATTGGAAACTAGATTATATAGTTCACTTAGGAGCTAATTGTTCATCTCAAATATCTCTTAGGAAACCTCAAATGGACTTCTATGATAATGCTTTAGGAACTATTAATGTTTGTGAGTTATCAAGACTATGTGGTGGAGTTCCTATTATATTTAACTCAACTATGAAAGTTTATCCTGGAGAAGACGGTATCATTCCTCCTTATGGAACTTCTAAATTAGTTGGTGAAATGTATTTAAAACTATATAATCAACTCTATAATGTCCCTTATGTAATCAATCGTCCTAGTAGTGTTTATGGTCCAAGACAAGAAGGAAGTGATGATGGTGGGTGGGTAACTTGGTTTATCAAAGCCTCTTTAACTAATCAAAAAATTAATCTATATGGAGACGGAACTCAATCAAGAGATATTTTATACATAGATGATTGTATCGATATGCTTACTGATGAGATTAAAAACTTTAATAAATACAAAGGATATACAATAGACTGGGGTGGTGGGGAAGAAAACGAATTATCTTTAAATGAACTTCTAAATATTCTTGATTATCATAACGTAGAAATTAAACCTAAACTTAAAGGTGATGTCCAAAGATTTATTGTAGATAACACTAAAGCAACGTCAATTAATGGTTGGAAACCTAAGGTTAGTTGTATAGATGGAGTTCAAAAGACTTTAGATTGGTTTAAACAAAATTTATGAAGATAGGAATAGTAATCCCTCATCATCTTCAAACACTTGATTTCTTAAATGAATGGAAAGAATTTAATCGTCCTAATGTTTTTTTATACATTGTAGAAGATAAAGATAATCGTGAGACGAGTGTACCTGAAAATTTAAAAAACTTTACTATCTACACTCACAAAGATATTAAAAAAGACTTAGGTGATGACTACTGGATATTTCCATTTAAAACATCAGCTATAAGATCTTATGGATATTTAAAAGCCTATCAAGATGGATGTGATATTATAATGACTTTAGATAATGACTGTTATCCAGAAAGAGATAACTATTGGATTAATGGACATTTATTGAATCTTTCACTAACTACTACTTTAGGGTGGGTAAGTTCTATTCCTAATTCAAATACTCCTACTAGAGGTTTTCCTTATTTAATAAGAGATAAAAGTCCTATTATGTTATCTCATGGTATTTGGTCAAACGTTCCAGACTTTGATGGTATAGATATGCTTAAGAATCCTGATTTAAGATTTGATAGATGTATTGATAGTAAAGTAATCCCAAAGAATAACTACTATCCTATGTGTGGAATGAATTTAGCTTGGAAGAGAGAAATAACTCCATTAATGTATTTTGGAATATTTGGATCAGAATATGGACTAGACCAATATGATGACATTTGGGCTGGTATATTTAGTAAAAAAATATTAGATCATTTAAACTATGGAGTAGTAAGTGGATATCCAAGTGTAGAACATTGTAAACAAAGCAATGCTTTTATTAATCTACAAAAACAAGCATATGGACTTTTATTGAACGAAGAATTATGGAAAATGATTGATGAAGTTAAATTATTAGCAGATAATCCAATAGACTGCTACAAAGAATTACTTGATAAAATACACATAGTTACTAAAACAGATAAAACTGATTACTTATTAAAATATATTAAAGCTACAAAGATATGGCTATCAAAATTTTAGGAGTGGAAACACACTGGAAAACAAATGGAGATAAGATTGTTACCAGTGGAGTAGATTTTTGTAGAATTGTCCTACCTTTACAAGAATTATCTAAGAATCCTGATTTTGAAGTTAAGATAGTTAAAAACCCATTTGAAGGGAATAAAGAAACTTGGGACTCACTAACTAAATACTACGATATCATTTACAGTTCTTATATAGACTCACCAGAAGGATATGTGAATATGGCTGTAGCTGCTAAACATAACGATTGTAAAATAGTGGTAGATTGTGATGATTTGATTTTCGAAGTCCCAAAAGCCTCTCCAGTATATGAGACATATCATATAGATTCTTTTCCTTTAGATGTAGTGGCAAAAGTATTAGAAGATACTCAATATATAACGACTACTAATTCTCATTTAAAATATGAGTTTATAAAATATCTTAAAAAGAGTCCTAATGATATCCAAGTCTTACCTAACTATATAGACTTAGAAATATATAACAAAGACAATATTCCCGAAGTTAAAAGAGACAAGATTGTAATAGGTTTCTTCGGTTCTAATACTCACGTTGTAGATATAGTAATGCCAGAATACTTAAATGCTTTAACTCGTATCTGTAAAGAGTTTCCCAATGTTGAATATAAGACGATTGGATTATTTTTACCTCAGATTAAAACTAGATTGGGTAGTCAGTATTCATTTATCTTAGGTCATGCTGATGTAAATTCTTGGGCTAGTGTTCTCTGGCCTCAGATGATGAGTGAGGTAGATATATTCACTGCTCCATTATTAAATACAAACTTTAGTAAATGTAAATCACAAATTAAACTTTTAGAAGTCGGAGCAGGTGCTAAACCTTGTATTTTCAGTGACATCAGGCAATATCGTGAGATTATTGAGAATGGGAAAGACGGTTATTTAGCTTCTACTGAATACGATTGGTATAGATACTTTAAAGAACTTATATTAGATGAACAAAAGAGAAAAGACATAGGTAAATCACTCTATGAGAAGGTCTACAACGAATGGCAAATGAAAGATGGAGTAAAGAGATATGCTGATTATTTTAAAGATGTTTACAATGGTAAAAAGACTAGTTTCTTGATTGACATTAAATAAAATGATATAATTTAGTTAATTTAATAAGATATTACTCTTATTATGTCCGCCAACGGATTTAAGTCCGCTTTATGGCGGCTTTTTTTTGTTAAAAATTAAATAAAAAAATATGACAACAGGATTAGAAGGATTATTATCAGGTAATTTAGGTGTTGGATACGCTAGAGGTAGTGATGTATCTACTGGATGGGTTAAACCAGCATATGCTGCTGAAAGTGGATTAACTGATGCTCAAATATTAGCAGCTAATAGTCAAGGTCCAGGTAATCAATATGGTGGTTCAGGAGCAACTACTGGAAATACAACTTTTGGAGGTCAAGTAATAGGTACTGGTAGTACTGGTGGTACAGGTAGTACTGGAGGTACTGGTAATACTTTAAATGGTTTTAGTATGGATTATTACCAAGGTTGGGATCCAACTGCTGCTCAACAAGATTGGATAGCAACTGGCGGTGCAAAAGGTAAACAAGGTGGTAGTGGAATAGATAATTCTGCTGTAATTAATCAAATTAACTCTGGATATAACGACTATTTCTCTAAACTAAATGATATGTATAGTGGACTTGATACTCAAGCCAATGCACAAAATCAAATAGCTCAAAACTCTTACGGTCAATCAATTTCTGATCTAAACGCTAATAGACAATCATCTTTAGCAGATTTAGGACTTACAGAACAGAAGTTACAAACTAATCAAGTAAAAAACTTACGAGATATAGCTTCTAATATCCAAAATCAATATATGGCTGGAAATGTTATGTTGGGTGCTAAAGGTGCTGGTGATTCAAGTGCTGCTAATCAATATTCTTATGCTCTAAATAGAATAGGTAGTAAAGAAAGAGGCAATATAATGAATACTACCGCTCAAGGACAATCTGAAATAGAGAATCAAAAAGCCAAACTAAATAACATCGTCACCCAAGAAACTTCAAGACTCGATACAGAATTAAATAATACTAAACAAAGTATTTCTCAGTGGTTAGGTGAGCAACAGAATGCTATTAAACAAATGATTGCTGATGGTACTCTTAAAAAGAGTTCTGACATTGCTTCTGCTACTCAAAATTCTCTTAATCAGGCTCTTACTGCTTACCAAAATAAGCAGAGTGAAATAGCAAGTGCTAAATCTACTCTTACAACTTGGGCTGCTAATAATGCTTCTAATATAAATCAATTAAAAACTAATATGAGTGCCATTGGTGCTTATGCTCCAACTTATGCTACTGCTAATGCTATAAATGGTGGCGCTACAGTTGATTCTGCTGGAAATTTAAGGTCTCTATTTGGATATAATACAGGTAGTACTGAAGATAAACAAACTTATTAATTAAATGGAGTCTATAAATGAATCTCCGTGACTTAGCCCAAAAATTTAAAGGGTATATTCAAAGTAAAACCCAAGATGATAAGGGTTTTATACAACAAGGTAAATTTACTACTAAACCTATTTCAAATGCATATAATACTTTAAAACAGGATAATTTAGTTAGTATAAATACTTATGGTGCTTCAAATGTTAAAAATATACAATCAGCAAAAGATTTTACTACTGGATTAAAAAGTTCTCCTGTATATCAATTTGGACAAACTTTAGGTCAATCATTTGCATCTCCATTTGTAAATAAATCACTTCAACAAAATACACAACAATATTCTCAAAATGTAAGTACGGCATTACAAATGGCTAATAAAGCTAAGACTCAAGAAGAAAAACAAAGATGGTTAAATTTAGCAAAACAAAATCAATCATTATCTCAACAAGGTGCTACTAATGTTCAACAACAATATAATAAAACTCCTTTACAAATTGCAGGAGAAGGTGCTGGAACTTTTGCTAGTGTAATCGGTGGTGCTAAATTAAGTCCTAAAACTGCTTTAACAATGGCAGGAATAACTGGTGGATTAAGTAAACTAGGTGGTGGGTCATTTGCTCAAGGTGCTGGAACTGGTTTAGTTTATTCTCCTGTTTATGCAGGTATAGGAACTGTTACAAATCCTTTACTATCTAAGGTTGTTGGATTTACTCCAGTAAAAGCAAAAATAGGTGGAAGAGTAGTATCAGGATTATCTAATGTTGGGCAAGGAATAGTATCTGATATTTCAACTGGTCAAAAAACAACTCCCTTAAGTATGGGTATAGATTTAGCAACGGGAATAGTCGGTGGTAAAACACAATTTGATACTGGAGTTAAAGTTAAAGGTATTGGAGATGGAAAGTTATATCAATCAGATATAGACCAAACTAAAAAAGTATTATCTGCATTAAGTGAAGAAAAGAAAACTGGTATTCCTAATATAGAATTGAGAACTAAAGCATCTAAATTGGCCAATGATTATAATGAAGGATTTAATATAATGCCTAAAAAAGATTGGCAAAAATTATCTTTAGAAGAACAATATAAATGGATTTCTAATAAATTAACTGATTTAAGTTCTACCGGAGAACAGATACAAATGGGAATTACAGACCAATCTAAAGGAGTAATACCAGAAGTAAAGACTATTAAAATAAAACCAAGTGATGATTTACAAACACAATTTGAAAAAAAAATTAAAGTTAGTCCCAACGAGAACATCCTTCAGAGCAACGGAAAAGTTCAGGGCGTAGATATGCAACCACAAAAAACCCAATTAAAAACAGAATCCATAGAACAGCCCAAAATTTCTCAGTCTTCATCAAAACCTATTATATCAGATCAACCTTTTATAGATAAAAATGGAGAGTTACAATTTCCTGATACAGATGCACAGTTTAAGTCTTTTATAGGTGAAGGTAGACCAAAGGCAGACGATATTTTTGCTAAACCAGAATTAGATACTTCTGATGTTGGTATTGCTAAGGGTTCTATATTAGGTGGTAGTGGAATGAAAGCCTCACCTGAAGTTAAATCAACATTTGCCGATTGGGTAAATGCTAGAAAGGCAACACAAGTAGAGGGAATTATAAAATCAAGAGAGTTTAAGGATTTAGACTCTAAGGGAATAGATGGGATATTTGAATATCAATCAGGAGTTAAAAGTGATGTTAATACAAAACTTAAACAATATTTTGATAGTAAGTTTGAACAATTAAATAAAGAAGGAGTAGATGTTAATTACAAAAATGACTATTTACCCCAAATGTGGAATAACACTAAAGAGGAAGTATCGGCTGTATTTGGTAATAGATTAAGTTTAAAACCGTCTTTTACGATGGATTCTATTATTAAGAACTATCAGGAAGGGATACAAGCTGGTTTAACTCCTAAATACACTAAAGTATCAGACTTAGTGGCTAGCTATGAAGCATCTGCTAATAAAGCTATTGCTAATAGAAAATTCTTTGACTCACTTAAAAAAGACAATTTAATTCTTCCATCTGGGAAAGCTCCGCTAGATTGGGTTACACTTGACCCAGATAGATTTCCTAAACTTAATGTTAAAACCGATCAAGGACAATATTCAGGAACTTATAAAGCACCTGATGACTTAGCTAGAATGATTAATAACTATTTGTCTGATCCATCAACTTCTCCAAATGTATTCTTAAAAGGATTGAACAGTGTAGCTAATTGGACTTCTAGTGTTAAAAACCGAGTATTATCTTTTGGTGTTCCAGGAACTGCTATCAACGCTCATGGTTTCAACATATTAGCTCGTAATGTATTAGCTTCTAAAAATCCAATAGAGGGAGCAATAACAGGTATTAAATATATGTTAAATCCAAACTCTGCTTTAAAATCATTGGATGCACAATTATCCAAAGCACCAGAGGCAGTTAAAAATGGATTGACTTTTAGTGCTAACGAGTTTAAGGGGATATTAGATGAACCACAAGGATTTAAAGGTAAATTTGCTGATGTTTGGAATAAACTATTTGAAAAAGGATTATTTGACAAAATGTTACCTGCTTTAAAACTCCAAAAATATCAAGAAGTTTATGAAGGGTTTTTGAAGGGTGGAATGGATACTAAAACTGCTGGTAGAGAAGCTGTTAAGTTTACCAATGATGTATTTGGTGGAATAAACTGGGAGGAATTAGGTAAGTCAAGAGATATGCAGAACTTACTTAGAGTAACTGTTTTAGCCCCTGATTGGTTAAAGACTAATATCAACCTTGCTAAAAAACTTCCCATGTCTGTTATTAGAATAACTGATAAAACTCAAGCACCTTATAGAAAATTCTTAGCAACTTTTATTGGAACTTATGTAACTATGAATGTTGTAAATAAATTATCTAGTGGTCATTGGATGTACGAAAATGACTCAGGTAATACTTTTAATATAGAGGCTGGTTACACATCTGATGGACAGAAACGCTATATTAGACCATTTGGAACTGCTGCTGATTTTATTCGTATTCCAACTGATGTCTTAAACTCACTCATGCAAGGTGATTTACAAGCTCCCGCTAGAGTAGTCCGAAATAGATTATCTTTACCTGTTGGAGTTGGTATGGGTATACTTACTGATACTGATTATGCCGGACAACCTATTGGATATAAGGGTAAAGATAAATACGGTGCTGAAATGCCTACTAGTCAAAGAGTCTCCGGAATTGCTGGAGAACTAACTACACTAGCTGGTGTTCCTGCTTTTACTAAACAAGGTTTTGATTATTTGTCAGGTAAAACTGGTGGAGAACAGGCATTATTACAGGGATTTGAAATGCCATTTAGATACTCAGGTGGTGCTTATACTAAAACTCAACAAGAAATTACAGATATTTTAAAAGAGCAAGGAGCGACTGGTAAAGAACTTTACAATGCTTCTAAGGATATAAAAGGACTTAATTTTTCAGATAAAGACATTAAAAAGATTAAAGTTAGTGGAATAGATGAGTTTAATAAACAAGTTAAATCTAAACAAAATAGTGCCAAGATTAAAGTTAGTTTAAAAACTAGGGGAGAAGAATATCAAAAGTCTGAAGATACAGCCAAAGGATTAGGAAGAATTGGATTATATGGTAAATCAGTTATTACTGATCCAGGACAAACTATACGAGCAGTTTTAAAAGGTAATCCTATTCGTAAAGTAGAAGGTGGAGCTGTGATACTTGAAAGACAAGAAGGATTAAGCCAATTAGATAAAGAAAGTAAAAAGACCGAGGTAGATCACATTATTCCATTATCACTTGGTGGTGTGAATCCAAGTAAAAAAATAGAAACTATTTTAAAAGAGACTGAAGGCATGAGTTCAGAAGAGTTAAGTAAACATCTTGCTAAATATAATTTGAATAATCTGTCTAAAGAAGAACATGAGATTAAATCTGCTGTTGGTGATTATTTATTAACTGAAATGAAAGCTGGAAGGATAACCAAGAATCAAGCCCAAGAAAAGATTAAGAATTGGAAATCAGAAGCTGAAAAGTTACCAGAGTCTATTCTAAATAAGCTAGTTAAAGAAGTAAGTGCAGCTGAAAAGACTGACAATACATCTGAACCCATTGGTAAGACTTACACTATTACAGATAAAGAAACTGGTGATGAGACTGAGATAGATTTAACTTTCCCAACTCTACCAGAAACCACTGGATATACAGAATTAGATAAAGATAATAAATCTAAATATAAATCAGCTCTTACTAAGTTAAAAACAAATGCCAGAAAACTTTACGAAGACGGTCAATTAACATTAGAAGAATATAACGATATATTAACTAAGACTAAATCTAAATCTAGCACTGGTACTGGTAAATCAAAGTCAAAAGGTAAAGTTACTTTTAAAGTAACAGATTATAAAATGCCTAAATTTAATATTAAAATCTCTGCTCCTAAGGCTAGTAAGTTTAAATTAAAATCAGCACCAAAAATTAAGATTTCTAAGACTAATCGTAGATATACAATCAAAGCTTAATTTGTTATAATAATTTAGTTTAAATCAACAATTAGTTGATTATGACCCCGACATTGTGCGGGGTTTTTTATTTTATGACCGAACAAGACATAATTACAGCTGCTTATTATTTAATAGAAGTAGATTCAGAACCATGGGGAACTGCTGATGACGAATATCTTACAGCTAGAGGATTAGCAAACATAGCTATTGATCGTTGGGAAAAATATGAGAATACTACTTGGAATGAATTGTTTGCTAAATATAGTGATTACGAAAGTAACAATGTAACTACGGAAGAATACTCCTATCCATGTCCCGATGATTTTGTTAGACCTTGTTCTTTTGTTAGAGTTAATGGAGAACTTTATGATGTTAAAAAGGCTTCAGATATTTCTCGTTTAAAAGACTCTCAGGAAAAATGGGTATATTTTATGGGTAATCCAAATGACGGATATACTCTAAATTTTAATCATAATCTTACAATGATTGCGGATCAAACACTTGATTTTGAATATTACAAAAGTGCTACTAAATTTGTAGCATCAACAGATGTAACAGAAATTCTTGATCCTTATTTTATAGTTTATTTTATCGCTGCTCACATGGGAGATGAGGGTATTAATACCGATTATTACCAAATGGCAGAAGCAAGACTCGAAAACATGAAAACTGTTAATATGTCAGGATTATTTGGTGTTTCTAATAATATAGATACTACCATAGATAATTCTGATGGTTTTGGTAGATAAATATGATTACATTAAGAGGTTCAAGAAAAAGAACAGGAAAACTAAGTCTTAAAATAGACTCTTCTAAAGGTGGAACTAATCGTCTTTTAGATGAAGCTCGTATTTCTAATAATGAAGTTGTAAATGCTTTAAATTTAATCCAAGTTCAAGATGGACTATATCAGCCACGTTGGGGAACTCAATACTTTGGTGCTGATTATGGTGCTAATCCTGACGGTTCAACTGAATTTCTTAAAAGCGACCAAACTACAGAATTGATTACTGTTGCTGGTGGTAAGGTTTATAAGTCTACTGATGGTGGTTCTATTACTGAAATTACTGGTGCAACATTCACTGCTGGATTACCTGCTTTCTTTATGCAAATTGCTGGTTACTTATATATAGCAAATGGTGTTGATCCGTTAGCTCGTTATAACGGAACTACAATGACTACCTATACAGAGATTGACGAACCAACTGGTTTAACTGGAACTGCTACATCAAGTATTGCTGCTGTTAGTGGAGTTACTTTATATGGTATTGTAACCGCACTAAACAGTGTAGGAGAGACGAAAGGTAGTACAGTGGCTAGTGTAAAGGTTTCAAAAATAAGAGACCAATGGATAGCCACTACTGATAAAGTTACTTGGAGTTGGACTGCTGTATCTGGAGCTGACCGTTATCAACTTTATATCGCTGATACAGAAGGTTATGAAGAACTTTTAACATCTGTTACAGAAACATCATTTATAGATGATGGAACAGTTGCTACTAATCCTTATATATCCGTGCCGTTAGATAATACTACTGCCGCCCCAAAGTTTAAGTCTATGGTAGTGTCTGGAAACCGAATATGGGCGACAAATAACCCTAACTCTCCCTATACAGTCTATTTCTCAGGAACTGGACAATATATGGGAGTATTTTCTGACTTCTACGGTGGAGGGTGGATTAACTTGGAGAAAGGTGGACGTGAAACTCCAATTAAAGTAGTCCACTATCAATCAGGTCAAGGCGAAGGTAGGGCGACAGTTCTATGCAAGACTCCCGAAGGTCGTGGAGCCGTGTGGCAGTTGAGTATCTCAACCGCTACTGTCGGAGAAACCTCTTTTGCTCTACCCTCCGCTATGAAGATTGTCGGATCATCTGGAACTGAATCTATAAACGGAACTATTGCAACTAATAACGATATTATGTTTCCTAATCGTAGAGGTTGGTATAACTTAGGTCCACAACAACAATTCTATGGCTTACTTCGTACTAATGAATTATCGGTTAAAATCCGTCCTTATTGGAACTCATTAATTGGGGCTAAATTAGAGGGAATTTGTGCTTATTTTAAAGACGCTAAGGTTTTTATTTCCGTCCCTACTATAACTTCTGGTAATAATAGAACTTTAATCTTTGATACCGAAAAGAATAATTGGACGGTTGATTGGTCTGTTGGAGCTAAACAATTCTTTGAATATACCGACTCTACTGGTAAAACTAAATTACTCTATGTCCCAATGTCGGGGAATAGACTTATTGAACTAAGTGAAAATATCGCTGGTGATTTAGGTTCTGCTTTTGAAACATCTTTTGAAACTGGTCGTATAGCTTTAAGTAAAGAGTGGAAAGACTTTGTTAAAGTCCAAAGAGTCTATATTAAATTGGGTAATCCAAAAGGAACTATCAATTTAGAGTGTTCTGGTTCTCAAAAGAGTAA